ACTTGCTATCGTTGTCGGCCCAACCAAATTGAGTTCTCATAATTTCTGCTTTCTTTACTACTTGTAAGTTTTTTACCGAAGTCATTATGTAAGTACACATGAGGTCAACCTGTTTGGTAAACAAGCCTACGCCTCTACTTGCTAATGCTTCACGAAGTTTTTCCTTTGATGAAATCACACCTAACGGGATAGAGAATTCCTTCATGCCATCTCGCGGTAGGTGCAATCTAAACAACAGGGTCTCACCGATGTCAGGGTCAGTCAGCCTCTTAATGATGTACAAGTCGTGCTCATACACCAAAGCCGGGTCTGCCTCTTCACCTTCAGCGGGTCTACAGTAGACCCCGCCATTCTTGCCACGGAAAAATGGAAACGGATACTCAGGTACTTGTACAACTTCCACTTCACCGTCGGTTTCAACCTCAAGCTCACCGTCATCGGCTTCTTCAATCTCAACGCCCAATACGATGGGGGACTTTATGTTCCCCTTGTGCTTACATCCATCGCACCCACCGGGGTTCTGCTTCTCAAACGTAGCGCAATGGTGTGGGCCTCCAGTACGTTGTATGTCATCTACTTTATGTTCAGTTTTGTACCTGTCATAGTCAGGATGCTCCGCAGACATTTTGTGTACCGCAGAGTCTCTATCCACGCAAAAGGTTGCTATGGAAAGCGCAGAGCGCCATAAGTTGTAGTCGAGTGTGGCTTGGTTCTCGTAGCAATAAAGAAGTTGGTTACAACCTTCCCCTGCTGCGGACTTCATCATTATTGTTTTAAATCGCTTGATCTTATTCTGTAGCACGGACTCCATCAAAGGACTCATGCTGCGGGGTATAAAGTCAGGCTTCTCTTCTACCGGCTGTGGTTCCGGTGCTCCGAGAATGTCGCGTAATTGGGCATAGGATATACGCTCGCTTACTTCATTAAGTACAGTTACCTCTATAGGTTCATCCTGTTTAAAGTTAAATGTACCGGGTATGCGCAGTACTCGGGATGCTTCAAATACAGAAGGGTCAACAATCAACCCCTGCTCAACGCACAACTCACGAAGGCGGTTAGCAATGGGCTCCCAACTTAGTCGGTCAATGGTTTCTTCTAGCAGCCAATATGCGTGGATGCCGTAACCTGAACTAACCAAAATTGGGCGTGGTAATCCTACTCTAGAACAAAACTTTTTGAATTCGGTAAGACCTGTGGCTTGGTCAATATAACCTTTGATGACGCCCTTATCATCAGGTGCAGCCTTTGTGGGGCCGCAATCAATATCCATCCACAGTGCGCGAAAGTACGTGGCATTTTTGTGTGTACGGTTGTTAAGCGGGCCGAACTTGGCGCACCCAAAATACACATCAAACTTTCCACCTACAAGCGTCTTTGCCTGTTCGTCTACCTCTGCTCTTGTATCATAAAACTTTTGATCCGAATATCGCCCTAACCCTAGTACACAGTACCTACCCTCAGCGGGAAGTACAGCGTCCAATAGGTCAAAAGTGGGCATTGTGTTTCTTTTAGAGACAGCTACGCTGGGGGCGATGCCCCCAAACATTCGCTTGGGTTTATTTGAGCTTTTTAAGCTTGGGCAAAAGTACGGCGATACGCTGGCAATGATTCACGCTGGGGGAGCGAGCTCCCCAAAACCAGTTGTAAACCGTTGTCCGACTTACACCAATTTTTCCAGCTACATAACTGACAGGTATGCCGTACTCAATGCAACGTGAACCAAGGAGAACGCCCCACGAACTAGGGTCTGCCGTTTTATTGGCTTCTACAAGTCGTTGGCTATATCCGTAGCTCATGGATTACTCCTCGTCGCTCCAAGCTTTTACTACCGAGTCAAGGTCTTTTCTAGTGACCGGCACAGCAGGCGCTTTCGATGCCCGCTTCACTGGCTCACCAATAGGGTCTTCGGCTTTAGGCGCAGGGGCTCTAGGGGCTTCCAACTTAGGCGCACGTCCCGATACATCCGCTTGATACGGAGTCATAACTACCATCTTCTGAACTTCCGGTAATGCGGCTACCTTACTAGTTACAGCGTACTGCGCTTTGTTAATGTAACCAGTCGGCGTGAACAGAACGGATTGGTTGTCGTTCTCTTCGTTGAAGCTGATCTGTGTAATAACGTAGTCCAAGCTCTTGCCGTTGTTGCTCAAGTACTTAGAGTAGTTTTCAAACGTATGGGTATTGTCCCCTGCGCTATCACCAAACAAAGACTTAGATGCCAAGTTCATTTGATACACAGAACCTTCTAAAGAAGTATTAAAGTCTTCAACCAAAGTCAGTGCAATGCGGCGGGAATACCGGCAAGCTTTGGAGTTACCTTGGCCCGAACCTTTGATGTTCTGATTGCAACTATCGCAGCGCTCTGCTTGGGGGTTTGTTGAACCTGCATCGGGAGCACGTCCATCGTTAGAGAAGCAGTCAGGCGCAGTCGGCTCGGCATCAGGAGTCCATGCTTGCGCGTAGAAAATACGTCCAACATGGGGGGATGCGTTAACAACAATAGTATCAAGGTCGCCCTTAACTTTACCCATCTCTTCGCCGCCTACCATTTTGCGGAATATGCCGTTCTTAGGGACAATACGTTTAACCCCGCTACGGCCAGCCAATTGCTTCGTAAGCTCACTGACTCCAGCAGTTTGCAAGAAGTCGGGTAACGATTGGTCAAGAATAGTCAAATTACTCATTTAGTTTCACCTTTTAAAAAATCATAAATCTGCTGTGCGCCAGTCAATATGTTGTCTAAGTTATCCATAGCCAACGGTTCCATTTCTTGGTCGGATAACAGTACGTTCTCCGATATCTGCAAAATAAATTGCAACGCACGTACTTTCAATTCTGAATCTGCCATTTCATTTTTCCTTTGCTCGTCTAACTACCACGGTGTATTCGCTTTCGACGTTCATGCCTTTTGGGTAAACATCGGGATTCTCAACAAGAAAGTCCTTCATGTTTGTTTGATGAAGTCGTTTCTCCAATAGGCCAAATGCACTGTGCTCCTCGATGAAGTTGTACATTGAATCCCAATCATTAGTCCAATACCGTGACTTAACTGAACGAATGATCGTGCCATGTTCTGTGCGGATGCTGTCGGCGTTCATGCTTTTGCATACATCAAGCATCTCTGTAGCCAGCACTTTCATCTGCTCTTCCAAGTCAGAATCCGTGGCCTCAAATGCTCGTTTGTCTTCAGCGCGTTTGTCGCGTATGCGTATGTAGAGCGCAGCTAACTTGTCAACTGACACTCTCGGTGCTTCTAGAACTTCTTCCATCTAATTCTCCTAATTGGTTAAGGTGTGGGTGACTCCCCACGCATCTAATGTATCACAGGATTGAACATTGTCAAGGGGCTCCCATGATTTCTTGTTGGTACAGATCAATTATTTTGTTATGATTTGTGATGTTTCCACGCAGTAAACTGTATAAGCGGGCCTCTACTGGACTACCCGTTATGTGTACTACGGTCATAGGGTTGCGCTGCCCCGGCCTATCAATACGCGCATTGGCTTGGAGGTAGGTCTCTACGCTGGAGGTGGGAGCGTACCAAATAACAGTGTTAGCCGCAGTTAGGGTTAACCCGTGGGATGCAGCTTGCGGCTGGATGATTAGCACTTTGGGGTCAGGGTTGTTCTGAAACTCTTTAACGATCTCGGCTCGGCGGTTTGCCGACACTGCCCCATTGATTGTGTCGCATGTGATATGGTGCTTAGCTAGGTACTTGTTTAGAAGTTCAATGGTGTGCGTGAAGGGAACAAACACCAGCACCTTGTGGCTCGACTCATCAATGATCTCTTTGACCACTTGCAATCGGTTGGACACGTCAAACTCTATTACTTCTTTGTTATCCGAGTACACTGCGCCGCCAGATATCTGAAGCAGCTTGTTGATTTTTACTGCTGAGTTGACCGCAGAGATTTCTTCCCCTGCTGCCTCAAAAAGCATCTGCTTCTTTAATACGTTGTAGTACTTAACTTGCTGTGGGGTGAGGGGGGCTTCGCGCTCTACAAAAGTTACATCGGGCAAGTCCAAACACTGGGACTTCTCAAACCTGATGGCTGGTTGCAGCACAGTGTGTACTGTAGTCTTAGCAGAGTCTTTGGGTATCCAGCGGTAGTCACTGATCTTGTACATGACCGAATCCCTGAACTGCCCGAAAAACAAAGGCACTCCTTTGGGGTTCACCAATTTAGCTAGCCCATACGCATCTACGGGGGACTGCGCTGCTGGAGTACCTGTCAGCATCCATAACCCTTTGATGCTACGGCTCAGGTCGCGCATGGTTTTCCATCTGTCAGTCTGCGCGTTCTTGTAGGCTGATGCCTCGTCTACGACGATTAGGTCAAATCCACCGTCTAAGATTTCTTTCTTGATGATCTGCACACCATCAAAGTTGACTATGACAAACTCAGCATTGCTCTGCAAAATGCGCTTGCGTTTCTCACGATCACCATGCGCTACAGCTACTCTGCGGTGTATAGCAAACTTAAACAAGTCCTCTTGCCATGCCGCCTTCATAACCGACAAGGGGCAGACAATCAATACGCGCTTAATTACCCTTACTTGCATCAAGTAGTCAACCGCCCAAATCACTGATGCCGTTTTACCTGTGCCCTGCTCGTTGAAGCAAAAGGCTTTACGGTTGTTTATTAAAAATTCTGAAGTGGACTTCTGATGATCGAACGGTGTAAAACCGTGTGGCCTAGGCCATTCGTATTCTGATAGGTTCATTTTTTCTTTGGTTTGTTGACCTTGACTGTGTGGTCTGAGTTGCGGCTAAAGGAACGGTTGGCACTCGGTGCTTTTAGCTTCAAGTTGCTTGGCGCATTAGTACCACCTTTGGATAGCGGTATGGCATGGTCTATGTCTTTACCTGTACGGTCAATACCCTTAGCATCCATTTCGTTTCGAGCACGTTGGCGCTCCATGCGCTTTGGCAATTCGCCTCGCTCTACTTGCTGCTGGTATTCTTTTTTGTATGGTCTTGGTTTATTGACGTAGGGCATCATTAGCTCCTGTTGTATTCACAATCTTTAACTGCACAGAACTTACACAGCGGGCCGCTCTTAGGGTTCCACACACCATTTTCTTTCGCGGTCTCAATCCTTGCAACATCCTTAGCTGGTGTTTCCATGTACTTAACAAACATCTCTTTGTGGTGAATAGCCTTTACAAATTCTTTAGAAACTGTAAACACTAGCGCCGATTTAATCTTCTCCAGTTGGGGGAATTTGGCGAACAGGCCACAAGCTACAAGATCGAGTTGCTTCACGTCCGCATATCTCGCACTCTTGCTTGTCTTGTAGTCCACCGAGTGAGCTATCTTCTTCCCCTGATTGATAATCACCAAGTCGGCTATTCCATGCCACCATACATTCGGTGCATCGAAATCGCAGCTTTCTAAGTTCTCTGTCAACCCAAGCTTTACTTCGCATAACTTCTCCCCCGGTATCGCTTTTAATATGTCCAGCGTTGGTTTCATGTAGTCAAACGCAGGGGGGATCGGGGTTCCATCACGTATGTATTCTTCGGCAACAGTATGTGCCGTTTTGCCGTACAACGTATCTTTTGTGTCAGGCTCAACCACATCCCTAGCTATCTTGGTGTGATAGTACTTCCGAGGGCATTGTTGAAATGTCTTTAAGCTACTGAATGACCATACGACACTAGCAGTCCCCATAGCTTTTTCCATATCCAGCCTCACAGTTCAAAGGTAGTTCAAGCGCCCACTTGGGGCGTACGCGCATACATAGTTCGATGTACTCTTTAGCAGTTTCTGTTTCATTTTCAGGCACTACACAAGCAATAGCATCATGTACCGTCATCACCACTTTGTACTTCTTGGCAATCATAAGCATCTGCTCACCGATCACAATACGAGCAAGGGCTTGGCACATGTTCTCAATCACTTTACCACCATATATGCGGTTAGGTATAGTGGTTTTACCCTTTTTAGTGTCGTAAACCAATTCGGATTTACCAGTATCAGGGTCGGTGCGCTTACGTAAGTTGGGGTACTTGAGGTACAGACCATTAGGCAGCAAAGTACCATCCCTACCATCTACTTTTAGGATGCCGCCCCTACCAAAATCCATTGCGTTGCCACGCAAAATGCTCTCCAGTGCTTGCCCTGCGGTTTTCCATAGCTCTGTAATCTTTGGGTAAGTCTGACGGTAGGTATCAATGATGCGCTTGGCTTCATCTAACCCAACCTCAACACCAAAGTTTTTAAGCTGCATTTGGAACTTAGCCGCCCCCATGCCGTACCCTGCACCAAGAATGGTTGTCTTACCTACAAACCGCTCATCTTTAGTAATTTCGCTCTCGGGCTTGCCGTAGATAGCCGAGGCCATTATTTTGTATACGTCCTCACCATCCTCAAACGCTTGAACCAAATCATCCTGCCCTGCTAGCCATGCTAACGTACGGGCTTCAATCTGAGAAGAGTCTGAGTCGATGATTACGTAACCAACTGGCGCAATGATGGCTTGTTTGAGTTGGGAATTGCGTGGTAGGTTTTGGAGGTTCAATTTGTCATCACCGCCCCAACGCCCTGTGTGCGCTGCATAGTAGCGTAGGGGAACTGGCATAAGTCCTCGGCTGGCAATCCCAATAAACCGCTCGGTTCGTGTCTCTTCGATGGTTGACTTGGTTCCTAATCGCGCAGCTACCAATGCTTGCACCTGATGTATTGGGTAGTCAAGTAGGGCTTTGAACTCCTCGTCGGTCTTAGAAAACGCATACGTCTGCCTGCCTGTGGCGGGGCTAACTTTCATTGGGGGGAGTACATTAAACGCCCGTAGCAAATCGGCGAACTTGGGGTTACTCATCAATTCTTCTTTTTTGTACCCACTTAGCGCCTGTGCTTTTATAAACCTTATCCGTTCTAAATTCTCATTCAAAATTGCTAAATCTAAAGCAAGGGTAGGCTCGGTGAACATACGCACCGTCAAGTCAATGAGTCGCAACTCAGTCGGCGGGAAATCCCCCATTGCGTTGAACAGCGCCCATGTCAGGGCCACATCGTTTTTGCAGTATTCACCGTATCGTGCAAGCTGGTCGGCGGGGAAGTCCTCGCGTGTAAGGCCCAAAGCGTTAACAACCTCGTCCCCCTTAACGCCTAATGCATAGTAAGACGCAAGTACCGCTAAGCTACCACCTACCTCCGTACCATGTAACGCACGCCCCATGCTAAGCGTGTCCAGCCAGCCCTTTGGTTTTATCCCAAAATGCCAGCTAAGAATCGCTCCGTCAAATGGCGCATTGTGTGCTAAGGCCAGAGAATTGCCCAGTCAAACTGCGCAAGGTATTCGGCGGTTTCAACCATACTGCCGCTGAACCATACCGGCTCCCCAGCGTTGACCTGCACTGATACACCAATAACCTCAAACTGAGGGTCGCGTATGTATTCCTCAGTAGTGAGCTTCTTTAGTCCGTACTCGGGTGAGTAGTACGTTTCAAAGTCTATGGTGAGGATGTTCATTTACTTCTCCTCTAAAAATTTAATGTGTTCAACAAGGCTGTCTAAGTCATCTTCATTGACAATCCATGCCTGTCCACCGCAATCGTGAATTGCGTTGATATTTTTTATTTGTAGCGCGGTAGCTTTACCCTTGCCAGCCTTGGCTTCTATAGCTAGAAAATAGCCATTGACGCAGCAGAGGAAGTCAGGCACACCGCTATTACCGTAGCCTGTGCCGATTGGCATGGCGTAGTAGATACCCTGCTCTTTGAGGATAGCCTTAATCTTGGCCTTGACTTTAGCTTCAGGTGTCTGCGCCATACAACATGCTCTTCCATAGTGATACTGAGGGCATGTGGTTGTGCGACTTAGTTGGGGTTGTGTACCCCTTGTGCTCTATCCACCCAAGTGTTTTAAGGGTTCGAACGCCCGATACCCATACGTTAGGGTGCAATGTGGGGGGTCTAAATAGTCGGTTGTCGGCGCAGTACTCTCGGAACTCATCGCCAAGGACTACGGACTTGGATGCTAACAATTGCTCAGCTAACTCTAAATAACGCTCAACAAATTCGGGGTTGGCTATGCTGGCTTTCCCCCAGCACTTGTCAGCTAGGATTAGAGCGTTTTCCATACGTGGTGTCATCGAATTCTCCAGTTGTTTACCCCCCTACTTTATCACATGCTTGTACTTTGTCAACACACAGACGTAAAAAAACCCGCCGAAGCGGGTTGGTGTTTACCCTAACAATGTTAGGTGTGTTGTGTTTCTTTTAGTCGGTTGGCATACCACACCATCTTGTCAATGTCCTCGTTTGCATTGCCCTTGTGCCCTGCGCGAGTCAAGTATTTGAGCACGTTGCCTTTTAGATATCCACGGAATTCATCGGGCGTTAGCTTAGCCCTAATAAAGTCAATGGTCTCAATGCCGCCTACTTTGTAGTGCGGTGGATGGTTCACCATATCCGGTAGAAAAGCAGTTTTTAGTTGGCTTGCGCTGTATTTTTGAACTACCGGCAAAGGACTTTTACGTGGTCGGCCACGCGCCCGCTTTACTGGTTGCACTTTTGTTTCAGTTGGCTTTTTCATGTTCACTCCAAAGTTTGTTTTTTAACGTAATCGGCAAGAATTTCTCTAATTTTGGCTTGCTTTGACCGTGGAAAATTGGTGTTGAAATAATCCATCACCTCTTTCGATAGTCGCAAGCTCGTACTGAACAGCGCGGGTTTCTTGCCGAGTCCCCGCCCTGTCCGTTTTTTCTCAGGTTTTAAAAATTCAATCCCCGTAGTCATGTTTACTCTCCTTTTGTACGCTTAGGTTTAATCGCAGCTATGCCTTCTTCCTTAATAGGATTACGGGCTTGCATAAATTCGTTAGCTAAGTTAAATGCAGTGGGGACAATAGCTTCTCCATGTTCAGTGAAGTTACGTACTAATAGTCCTGCCATAGCAAACATTGCTGCTAAGTCTCGTAGGTTGGTTTCGTGTTCGGTCATATAGGTTTTTCCTTTGGTTTAGGGCAGTTCTGTGGCGGCACTATTACGCACCATACAGCGGCCCATTGTTTTCTATGTTCCCTACCGGAAATCCATCTGTCTATGTACGCATCGGACATTGCTATTAGCGCCCGTCGAACGGGTTCGGGGGGCTTCTCCAGTCGCTCGGCTAATTCCGATACGGTCAGGCCATCATGATACTTTTGTAGCGCCATCCTTACAGCGTGGTGGTATGACTTACGCACTGTTCTTTTCTCGCAACTTGGCTTCAACTGAGGCAATAAGTGACTTTAAATCGCCACCATCCCAATCAATCTCATCCCCATCCGTCAGGCTTACCCACTCACGCTGCACAACCAAAGGCCACAACTGACCAAGCGGTGTAAACAGGGGGTCGTTCTTGTCCGTGCTAACGTGGTGGTTAGTGGGGTCGTACCATGCAATAGTCATGTGTTCTTCTCCTTGAGTTTGGCAGGGTCTGTCGTGTAATGGTCATCACCTTTTGCCGTCCAGTAGCCTTCCTTGTAGCCTTCGTAGTGCGCTACCCAAATCCAATTCAATTCGTCTT